TACACCACCCTCGGGAGTATATAAAGTATCCCCCGTTGAAGACGCAGTTAGGTCTACATTTTGCAGTTGTTCTAATTCTTCTGGGGTAAAGTCGGTAGTTAAATCTAAGTTGCCTAGACCTTCGGTAACAAAACTAGGTAGTCCAGTAAGTGCGTCGATAGCATCCAAAGGCAATAATTTTTTCCCAAGCACCACTATTTCTTCTGGGATGTTTAAAGTGTTTGTCGCGTAGTTTTCTAAGCCTGTACCTATATTAGTTATAAGGTCTCCAAACTTTTTCTCGGGTATTACTAAAGGCTGGTTTGCAAAAACCTCTTCTATGTCCGTACCGGTAGGCATTGGGGTGCCAGTAACAAGGGGTAAGCCATCCGTGCTTCCAAATGTAAGGTCTTCTAGGGTTACAGGCTGTTCTGCAAAAACCTCTTCTATATTTGTGCCACTAGGCATAGCTCCGCCAGTAGAAATAGGGCTTCCAGTATTTAACTCAGTGCCCGTGCTGACAGGCTGGTTTGCAAAAATCTCTTCTATAGTGCTGCCAGTCGGCGTAACTCCGCTAGTGGAAGCAGTACTCCCAGTACCGGGGTTGGAAAGAATGGCTAATTGTTCGTTACTTATAGTAGAAAAAGGGTTAGCAAGCGAACTCAAACCTTGTGATGTATTTTGACCCGACGGTGCGTAAGTATCTGGGTCATAGAACCTAAAATTTTCCGCAGAATAAGGTCCTTGGTTGGGTACCGTTGCGGCAGTGGCAGTTTTAGGCGACATAGTAGCGCCAGCAGGAGTAACTCCACCTAAATATTGGTCAACAAAAGCTTGCCTAGCCGCTACTCCGCCCGGCCCTGCTGCCAACTGATTTAAGTAGTTGCTTTGTTCTGCTTGAGATAAATTTGCAAACCGCGCAGCAGCTTGTGCTTGGTTCATAGTAGGGCGGGTCACGCCATCTTTTATAAGTAGCCCAGCCGCTGTGCCAGTATTGGAGCCTGCATTGCTCGGACCCGACCCAGTACCGCCCCAAGACGAAACACTGGAGCTAGACCTATCCTTCATTGTGGCGTCTAAAAATTCAGGTCCGCTTGCGCCGTATCCGGCTATAGCCATTCCACCCATGATCTTTCCCCTACGGAGGTGTTGGGCGCGTTTCAGGTAGCGCCGAAATAAAGTTAATTGTTACTACAGCAGAAGCAACGCCCGGATGGGGGCTAGTTGCGGCTTCAGAGTTAAGAGAGGCATCTATATTATCAGACGACCATTTCATCTCTACGTACTCACCCGCTGCTAAATCTAAGTTAAAGTTCCAAGTCGCCTCATTAACGTCGCTAGAACCTTGTAATACAAAGTCTTTTGCTGTGTAGCCTAAGTCTGTACCGTTTCTCGAAATCCAAATATAGACCGTCTTAGAGCTAGCCGAACCACTAACAATCTGCGTAGTAAACTGAAAGTTGTAAACCCCACCGTACGTGGCAGTTATCTGGCTATTGCTTCCGCCGTTAATCGAAAACCCGCTTTCCAAGTATGTCTGATTGAACGTAACAACCTGCGCTGTATTTACCACTGCTATGGGTTGATCTACTGTGGAGAAGTATAACGCATTGGGTACGTCAATAAACCGGCCCCCTAGCTCTCCAAATACGTTGTTAACCGCGTTCGCCAGCAAGTTAAAAAACAGACGCAGGATGTTATTCAGGTCATCCAGATAATGCTTAAGCGGCCCGGGTTTAGATATGGGGAGCGCAGGCGTTTGGACCTTTTGTACCAGTCTCTCAGCCACTATCCTCTCCTGCCGTCAGGCCGCATATCCAATCGTGGTATACCTAGCTTCCAAGCCACACCCAACTCAGTGGACTCGATTTTAAACGCCATCTGCCTACCACGTACCCGCACAAAGACCTGCCCTGTAAACTGCTCAATAGGCACTGTGGCCGAACGAGTTACCGTAGCGCTGCTGTTTCCACCTTCTGATAGCGGGTTGTTGTACCCAGAACCAGAGTTCTCCATAGGAGATAAAGTCATAGTAGCCGCAGGGGCATCAGCCGTAGAACCTTCAAACGTTACGTCCGGTAACATTCTCTTAACAAACATAAACTTGTCGCCGTCGTCCAAGTCAAATTCAGAGGACACTAGCGTAGCTGTAATCGGGAACGGCGTAGTAGTTTCTTGGCAGTCGTAGCCCACTTCGTGGTTGACCAAGTTGTTGCTGTACGTAGCCGCCATGGGGTTTTCCCGTAGGTCAGCGTCGATCCAAGCACTACGCGATAGAGTGCCGTAGTACCAAATGTTCTGCATGTAGTTATAGACCACGTAGCGGTCATTCTGGGTAGACTCGGCAGAGCAGTAGAACCACCAAATCTCATCGAACCGCTCGTTAGTACCTGCAACAACTTGGGCGTACTGAGAGAAGTTAAAATCGTTGAACACATAGCTGCGAACTGAACAAGGTAGCGTCTGAACCGTACCATCGTAGAGATAGAACTTATCCGTGCCCATCCAATATGCAATGTTGCCGGAATATACTGCTGCGTTAGTACTGGCTATTGTGATGTTGTCACCGAGTAGCTGCGCGCCCCAAACTTCTGGAGCACCTAAATACTGCATGCCATACAGGGCTGTATCAGTCCAAACTAGAACTTCCTGACGGGCTTGTAATGCGGTGATGATCTCACTACCTCGGGAGAGGCGCAGGCTACCTGCTTGATTAGTAGCTTCAGGTGTCCAGTTAGCTACGTCTTCTTGGTCAGACCAACGGATAAGCATGGGGTCAAGCACGCTAGTACCCAGATCGTTCGCACCAAAGCAGAATGCAAACCGGAAGATGTCTGATACGAATGCTTTGTTAACTATGACAGGAACGTCTGACGCACCGGCAAGCGAAGATACGTACACTGCACGAGTAGTTACCCCGTTGCTTGCATCCCAGTAAAAAGGCGCTCCGCCACGGTAATTAAAGAACAAGTCCTCACCGAAGTTAGCTTGACTCCAAAGCCGCATAGGCGCATCAGTAGTACCGCCAAAACCCCATGTGCCAGAACCCCAAGTACCCGCAGACCAGCCAGTAAATGGCACAGCAATCTCGTTACCTGTGTTGACTTGGTATGCCGCAGTAACAGTGCCGCCGCCCGTAGCGGTAGAAGAAGCCGTAGTTTCGGCAGTAATGTTGTAGGAATCTTCGTCGATAAGGCTTATCTGATACTCGTTATTTAAAGTCAGACCACCAACCGCAGTAGCCCCGCTAAACGTAACAAAGTCGCCTTCAAGCGCGCCGTGGGCAACGTCAGTAACCAAAACAATGGCAGAACCAGAGGTAGTATCAAAAGGGTCAGTAAGAGTTACTGTGGAACGGATAGGGGTAACGTCATAATAAGCCCCACCACGCTCGATGTAATACTTGAGGTTAGTGCCTACGGAAACGAGATTTTGCCCACCCAGAGTAATCCAGTTGAGCATAGACCGGCAGATGCCAAGGAAAGTAGCACTAGACAGGCGCACCCACCCACCGATCTTTTGAGGCATACCCCGTCTGAAACGCACTTTGTTGGTCTCATACCAACTGCCTTCGGCTGCGTAGCGGGTATTCTCGCGGTCAACCCCGGGCTTGAACTGTAGTTTCTGAAGCGGCATTTACAAACCTCATAATAGGTATTCACCAGTCTCGATCATGCTTGCGAGTTCATGGCTACGGCCTTTCACGTCCCGACTCCACTTGGAATCTAAGAATTCTTTTGCGGCCAATTTGTAGTCGGCAACTTCCATAGCTGCCAATGCGCGCTTGAAACCACGAAGTCTAGTGGCACCAAGGTTAAAGCTAATGTCAATCATAGCATCTTTTCGTACATCATCAAGGCTATTAAACCAAGGATATTCAGTACTTAGCTCTTTGATTACACGCTCAATATCATTTTCTAACAGGTAATCTACTTCGTCGTCAGACAACCCAATACCGCCGTTGGGGTCTACATTTCGTCCCGCGCCTAAAGTCCAAAAACCGGCACTACACCGGTATATATGGGATCGCACACCCTCATGGCGCTTAAGCATTTCAAGTAGTCTTTCGGTCATAGCTGCTTTAGCACCAATAGCATTTTGGCTAGCGTGTACAAGTTATTCAGCGCTTTTGGTTACGCCGTCTTCGGCGTTTTCCTCTTCTACAATCTCGTCAATGCTGTCGCATACATCGGGGACAATAACACCCGTAGTAAGGCTCAACGCACTGCGGCCTACCGCTCGGACACCTTTGTACATGCCAGAACAATAAACTTCTTTGTTTTCAATAACCTGCTCAACTGTAGTGCAGGACGCCATAAGTAAAGCAATACTAAATATCAGTGTCAGTCTTACCATTTTTCTGGTCCTCTAAGAATTTATCGAGTCGGGCTTTGTACCCATCCATAAAGTGGTCTGCAATTCGGTCTTT